GATTTTCAGTAGCACCCTGAGAAATAATTGGAATAACCCGGAGAATATCTCCGGCAGAATTAACCCCTGAATTAAATTGCGTCAATGGAAAATTATACGATGCTTGTTTGGTCTCAGCATCCTTGCGTATGATTTTATTCACGAGTTTAGTCAAATTCTTTGACGGTTTGGTGGTCACAACCTTACGCTTCGTAACACACTTTTTATGGGTGGTGGTTTTCTTTTTATACATTTGTATATAATATCAAAAGAAAATAATCTACAGAGAAGGCGTATTTATAATTTTATCGATACGCCTAAGCATCTCTTTTCCGTTTTCAGGTCTACTCACAAATAAATTGTTAGGAGTTTCTAACGAAGTAAGCACAATAACCTTAGCGAGAAAGGAACGCATACCGCCTTTATAATGAACTCGCATAGGGTATCTATCTGTCAACTCTTTAAGCGCCGAATATGAAGTTTCCATATCGACCTCATCTAATACCACGACAGGGTGAGCATCGTATCCTTCAAACCATTTTGTATCATTAGCAGGTTGCTTGTGTATGTCTTCCGGCGGGTAATTATCATATGCCCACCGTGTTTTCCCAGTGCCAGAGGCACCACATACCCAAATAACCTCTGGTTTCCAATCCCTTTTTTGTTCTTTATATTTCAAAATAAGTTCGGCACTTCGAATGGATTGATACGACGTCGCCGTATCAACCATTTCTCTCATGCCCTTACCCTCTTTAACTAACTCACGAATTTCTTCTAAATCCGTTCGTTTTCCCTGAGTTGGAATTATTCCCTCTTCGTAAAAATTCCCATCTTTTTTGCAATAATCCGCCGCTTGAGAAGGAGTGCCCTTCATCGCTTCGATATGCGCCCTTGGCATACTCTTCTTTACCGAGATAAGGGAGCGCGGGTTTGTGAAACACACAAACCCTTGGAGGTGAGGAGTCTTCGACTCCCCAACCTCTTTCCCAACAACTATATATTTACACTCCATAGTAGTAATCGCTAAATATTCCTCCTCCGTATAATTGTTAAGCGTAAAGCAGTAGGCGCGACTTTTCGACATTTCTATATAATTTCCAAAGATAAAAAAAGTGGAACAGAAGTTTTGGAACAGAAGTCTGGGGGTAATACTGTACCCCAGACTTCTGTTATTCATTGACATTCATCGCTAATTATCCTAAATATAGACACGGGGACTGTCTAACGAAGACACGGGAACCCTCCCCCTAGCGGGGGTGTCCCTGTGTATTCGTTGACGGGCGTCCCTCGCGGGGACTTCGCGACTTCGTCGCTTCGTGCGCCTCACGGCGCCAAAAACAACACTTACATATCTTCATACTGAAATGTCGATACATAAGTTGAGGACAATACTGTTGTTAAAACGTCAGGAGAACTGCCGTCTAAATGAGCATAAGATATGACCATAAATGGTGCAAAGTTTTGAGGACTAAAACTGCTATCATCATATTTCATTGTTTTTTTACATCTAACACTACCGTTAAAAAACTTAACAGACCCCTGAGGGTCATATGATTGTGCTATCAAAACATTAACAGGCACACCGACAGAGGTCGATGTCAATACTGGCATATTGATATACTTCTTAATTTCTTGATGAACGGTAATCACGTCAGTATTTACAGGTAAATACATACTCTCTATACTTCCGTCTAACGCCTGCGCTACATTTCCATTTTTAAGAAAATTTGGAGTCCAAGTAGTAGCATTACTTACGGCGTCGTCATAATTATTATATTTCTTAACAGAACAGATAAATGCTCTTATCATAAGGCGAGCATTAGCAGGAACAGCAGTAGGCAACGTAGTTGTAGAAGATACATTAGGAACAAGATTAATAAAAAAATGTCCCTTAATACTTAATCTTTGACCTAAAATAGTATCACCAATTCTTTGATTTTCAGTAGCACCCTGAGAAATAATTGGAATAACCCGGAGAATATCTCCGGCAGAATTAACCCCTGAATTAAATTGCGTCAATGGAAAATTATACGATGCTTGTTTGGTCTCAGCATCCT